GAAACTGAAGAACCTTTGTGGGGAATATTGAAATATGGTAACGATCAATTAAAAAAACTCGGCATAAACGAAGGTGACAAAGTGTCGTTTCAACCAAATAGTGAGTATGAGTTTACCATAGATGATGAAAAGCTGTATAGAATGTATACTAATAATATAACAATAAAAGATGGACACAAAGTCGTACAAAATTAAAATTATTGCTGCTGGAGAAAGAGCTGTAGAAGAACTTATAAATGTAGCAAAAGAAAAAATAGTAACTGGAACTGATGATGATATATCAGCAGACCGTTTAAAAAACGCTGCAGCTACAAAAAAACTCGCTATTTTTGATGCGTTTGAAATTCTTAAAAGAATAGAAGAAGAGCGTGATAAGTTAGACGGAAAAGATATAAAGAAAAATAATTTACCAAAAGGTTTTGCAGAATCAAGATCAAAATAATATTTATTTCAAGTGTAAGGATTTAATTCCTGCCGCAGTATTAAAGAGAAAAAATAAATCTCATACGTGGGCCTATGGTTATGATGAAAAATATGATATAATAAATATTTCTAAAGACGGAACTATTGGTGATATTATATTTGTATCTGGTTTACGAATAGCGTTGCCGCAAGTTCCAAAAAAAGTTTTTAAAAGAAGCGACAAAAAAGAGTTGCAATACTGGCAAGCTGAAGATTTACCTCCTGTCTTAAATAGAATTTCTACAATTTTTCAGTGGCATGATGCTCCTGCAGATTTCAAAAACAAATGGATAGATTACATTGAAGAGGAGTTCAATAGAAGAGAATTAGGTTTTTGGTTTATGAATAATGGCGAGCCAACCTATATTACAGGCACGCACTACATGTATTTACAATGGACCAAAATTGATGTTGGTCATCCTGACTTCAGAGAAGCTAATAGAATATTTTACATATTTTGGGAGGCTTGTAAAGCTGACAAAAGAAGTTTTGGCATGTGTTATTTAAAAATAAGACGATCAGGTTTTTCGTTTATGAGTTCATGTGAAGGAGTAAATACTGGAACCATAACAAAAAATGCGCGAATAGGCATACTTTCAAAAACAGGATCAGATGCAAAAAAAATGTTTACTGATAAAATTGTTCCTATCTCGAACAACTATCCATTCTTTTTCAAACCTATACAAGATGGTATGGATAAACCAAAAACAGAACTGGCATATAGAGTGCCAGCTTCTAAGATTACGAAAAAAAATATGTTTAATATTGAAGAGGAAGTTCTTGAAGGATTAGATACCACTATAGATTGGAAGAACACGTCTGATAATAGTTATGATGGAGAAAAGCTTCAGTTATTAATACATGATGAGAGCGGTAAATGGGAGCGACCAGAAAATATATTAAATAACTGGCGTGTTACAAAAACTTGTTTGCGTTTAGGTAGCAAGATAATAGGAAAGTGTATGATGGGATCTACATCTAACGCCTTAGACAAGGGTGGTAATAATTTTAAAAGCTTGTTTATGGATTCCGATGCTACAAAAAGAAATGCAAATGGACAAACTAAATCAGGACTATACTCTTTATTTATACCTATGGAGTGGAACATGGAAGGGTTTATTGATAGGTATGGTATGCCAGTTTTGGAAACACCTAAAAATGAAGTAGTAGGTGTAGACGGAGAAAGTATATATCAAGGCTCAATACCCTACTGGAAAAATGAAGTTGATTCACTTACCCAAGATCCTGATGCATTGAATGAATATTACAGGCAGTTTCCACGCTCAGAATCACATGCGTTTAGAGATGAAAGTAAGCAATCCATATTTAATTTAACAAAAATATATCAACAAATAGATTACAACGATTCGTTAATAAAAGAACACTTTATCACACAAGGATCTTTTAGTTGGAAAGATGGTATAAAAGATTCTAAAGTAGTGTGGACTCCAAATAAAAGAGGTAGATTTTTTGTAACTTACATGCCAGAGGCAGGATTACAAAACAAAGTTATAAACAAAAACGGAAGTTTTTATCCTGGTAATGAACATTTAGGATCATTTGGATGTGACTCCTATGATATATCGGGAGTGGTTGTAGGTAAAGGATCGAACGGATCTTTGCATGGTATGACTAAATTTAGTATGGAGAAAATGCCAAGTAATCATTTTTTCTTAGAATATATAGCCAGACCTCAGACTGCTGAGATATTTTTTGAAGAAGTATTAATGGCCTGTGTTTTTTATGGCATGCCAATACTGTGTGAAAATAATAAACCGCGTTTATTATATCATTTTAAAAATAGAGGCTACAGAGCTTTTTGCATGAACAGACCTGATAAACGGTATAATAAACTATCAAAAACCGAAAAAGAATTAGGTGGTATACCCAATACCTCTGAAGATGTAAAACAATCTCATGCTGCGGCTATAGAGTCATATATTGAGAAGTATGTAGGAATAGATTTAAACGGTGTTCATAGAATAAAAGGTGATATGGGAGATATGTATTTTCAAAGAACTTTGGAAGATTGGGCTAAGTTTGACATTACTAATCGAACTCGATTTGATGCTACAATTAGCTCAGGTTTAGCAATCATGGCTAATCAAAAACACTTGTATACACCGACTAAAGAAAAAACAAAAATAAGCATTAACTTTGCAAGATATAATAATACCGATAAAGTTAGCCGAATAATTAATAGATGAAAGAAATAAACATTAATTTAAAAGCAGCTGCATTTCCAGATGAATTTGCTTCCGATGCCACAAAAGACACACCAGAATATGGACTTCAGGTAGGTCAAGCAATTCAGTATGAATGGTTTAGAAAAGATAACGGATCATGTCGTTATTTAAATATGTGGGGTGAATTTAATCGTTTGCGTTTGTATGCGCGTGGCGAGCAGTCGGTTCAAAAATATAAAAATGAAATTGCCATTGATGGTGATTTATCTTATCTTAATTTAGATTGGACACCAGTTCCAATAATACCCAAATTTATAGATATTGTAGTAAACGGTCTTAATGATAGACTATTCAAAATAAATGCGTTTGCTGAGGACGCTATGTCTGCAGAAAAAAGAAACGAGTTTCAGAAAAAAGTGGAAAAAGAAATGGTTGCAAAACCATTGATGCAACAAATTGAACAACAGTTTAATTTAAATCTTTTGACCATGGCTCCTAATGAAATACCTGAAAACGATCAAGAGTTAGAACTTTACATGCAAATGAATTATAAGCCCGCTGTTGAAATTGCAGCAGAAGAAGCTATAGATACAGTCTTAAACCAAAACCATTATCCTGATATACGAAAAAGAGTTGATTATGATATAGCAACTCTTGGTGTAGGAATGTGTAAACATCAATTTTTACCAGGTGCAGGAATACAAATAGATTATGTTGATCCCGCAAATATGGTTTATAGTTATACTGAAGATCCATATTTTAAAGATTGTTTTTACTGGGGTGAGTTAAAAACTATTCCAATGGCTGAACTTGTTAAAATTGATCCAGATATATCAAATGAAGATATGGAGCAAATTGCCAAGTATAGTCAATCATGGTATAATTATTACAACAACGCTCAGTATTATGAAAACTCTTTATTCTATAGAGACACATGTACATTATTATATTTTAATTATAAAACCACGCACACTTTTGTCTACAAGAAAAAACAATTATCTGACGGGACTTTTAAGGTTGTAGAAAAAGATGATCAGTTCAATCCACCAGAAGAAATGATGGAGGAAGGAAAATTTGAAAGAGTAGAAAAAAAGATTGAGGTATGGTATGATGGTATCATGGTTATGGGTACAAACATTTTGTTGAAATGGGAGTTGTCACAAAACATGGTAAGGCCAAAATCTGCAAGTCAGCATGCGTTACCTAATTATGTTGCTTGTGCTCCGAGAATGTATAAAGGAATGTTTGAATCTTTATGTAGAAGAATGATTCCTTTTGCCGATTTAATTCAAGTTACACATTTAAAAATTCAACAGGTAATATCCAGAATGGTCCCAGACGGTGTTTACATCGATGCTGATGGACTTAATGAGGTGGACTTAGGTACTGGTAACGCTTATAATCCTGAAGATGCTCTAAGGCTTTATTTTCAAACAGGTAGTGTGGTGGGTAGAAGTTTTACTCAAGACGGTGAATTTAATAATGGTAAAGTTCCAATATCTCCTTTAAACGGAACCAGTGGGGGAGGAAAAATGCAAATGTTAATACAAAATTATAATTATTATTTGGATATGATTAGAACCGTTACAGGTCTTAATGAGGCAAGAGATGGTTCAAGTCCAAATCCTGATGCATTAGTTGGTGTACAAAAATTAGCTGCACTTAGTTCCAACACTGCAACCAGACATATATTAAATGCAAGTTTATACATAACTCAAAGATTGGCTGAAGGTATTGCTTTAAGAACAGCAGATGTTTTAGAATATGCAGACTTCAAAGATCAATTTGCAATGCAAATCGGCAAGTATAATCTTAATATTCTCGATGATATTAAAAATTTATATTTATATGATTTTGGTATTTTCTTAGAGTTAATGCCTGACGAAGAGGAAAAAGCTATGTTAGAGGCAAATATACAAATGGCTCTTTCCAAAAATGATATAAACTTAGAAGATGCTTTAGATATAAGAGAGATTCATAATTTAAAACAAGCTAATCAATTATTAAAATTAAAGCGTAAGCAAAAAAAAGAAGCGGAGCAGGAACAGGCAATGCAAATGCAAGCTATGCAAGCTGAGCAACAACAAGCTGCAATAGCTGCGCAAGCTCAAGCAGATCAACAGAAAAAAATGATGGAAATGGAAAATGCCATGCAGTTAAAACAAGCTGAAATAGCTATGGATATTGAGAAAATGAATAATGAAGCTCAATTAAAATCCATGTTGATGGAGAAAGAGTTTGGATATAATATGCAGTTAAAGGGGATTGAACAATCACAAATTGATCAAAGGGAGGCTGCAAAAGAAAAAGGTAAAGCTGATAGAATAACTATGGCTAACACACAGCAATCAAAATTAATAGAACAACGTAAAAGAAACTTACCTCCAATAACTTTTGAGTCTAATGAAGATTCTTTGGATGGTTTTGATTTAGCTGAATTTGATCCACGGTAAAAATGTTTGACGACTTTAACATTTCTAAATATAAAGATGTTAGTTATCCTTCTGATTTTTCCCTTAAAGCTTTGGGAGAAATTAAAAAACTTCAGCGCACACCTGTAGATTCTAACTTTGCAAACAAATATGATAATGTTTACAAAACATTTAAAAATTTGTTTAACAATAGAACCAGAAAGTTTCCCGATAAGTTAGTGCAAGATTTAATTACAGAATCTCAACCAGTAATTTTAAAAATCAAAGACTATCACAATCGAAAAAGACCAAACGAATTAGCTAAAGTATACAATATAGATTTGTCTTATCATGATATGAAAAGCGCAAAAACTCCTGCGTTTCCTTCAGGACACTCGGCCCAATCTATGTTAGTGGCTTTAGTGTTAACCGACTTATATCCAGAAATGGAAAAAGAATTAATGCAAGCTGCGCAAAATATTTCTAAAAGTAGAATACTTGCAAGAGTGCATTATGAATCCGATAAAGTTGTCGGAGAAAAACTTGGAAGAAGCTTATTTAATCATTTAAAAACCGCTTAAAATATATAATAAATTATTGTTTAATTTTGTCTAAAAATTTAATCTAATGGAAATAAAAGTAAAAGAAGTGGATGGCAACACTCAAAAATCAAAAGCCGAAATAGAAGCTCAATTATTAGAAAAACATAATAAAGAGCAAGAACAGGAAACTCAACCTGAAAAAGTAGAAGAGGTTGAAGAAACAGAATCTCAGCAAGAAGAAGCTGAGCCGCAGACTGAAGAGCCTGCTGAAGAAAAAACTCCCTCGTCAGAGTTAAATGACGAACACGTTCTTTCTTATATTAATGAAAGATATAACAAAGATATAAATTCAGTTGATGAATTATTTGCAACGAAAGAAGCTAATGAAGAATTACCTGAAGATGTTAAGTTGTATTTTGATTATAAAAAAGAGACAGGCCGTAGCATAGAGGACTTTGCTAAATTGCAAAAAGACTATGGTGCTATGGACGATGATTCTGTTTTAGCTGACTATTATAGTATACAAGAGGAAGGTCTTGATGCTATTGATATTCAAGATATTATGGACGACAAATTCGGATTCAATGAAGAAGAAGATGAACCCAAAGATATTAAGAAGAAAAAGTTAGCTAAGAAAAGAGAACTTGCAAAAGCGAGGAAATTTTTTAACGAACAGAAAGATAAGTATAAAGTCCCTCTTGAGTCAAGTGGGGGTGGATTATCTGAAGATCAAGAAAAAGACCTTAATGCTTACAAGAATTATATTAAGGAATCGGATTCTCAAAAAGAGCGCCAAGCTAAGGCTTATGATTATTTTAAAAAGCGTACAGGTGAAGTATTCAACAATGAGTTCAAAGGTTTTGAGTTCAATGTATCTGACGATAAAAAAATTAATTATAAACCAGGCACTGCTGAAGAATTAAAAAGCAAACAATCAGATGTTAACAAATGGTTAGGTTCATTTTTAACTGAAGAAGGTTTGATTGGTGATGCAAAAGCTTTTCATAAAGCTATATCTGTTGCCATGAATCCTGAAAAGTTTGCAAAGTTTTTTTACGAGCAGGGTGTTGCTGCAACGGTAGACAGTGTAGCAAAAAAGTCTAAGAATATCAATATGGATGTTCGTAGAGCCCCGCAATTAAGTACAAAAAATAGTTTAAAAATAAAAGCGATTGGCGATACTTCGAGCGGAAGAGGACTTAAAATTAGAAGTATTAAAAAAGTTTAACAAATTAAAATTTTAAATTATGGCAGTAAATATTAGCCCTGGCTTCGATTTACAACCTTCAGCTCAACAGGTTCCTGTTGAAACGAATTATATCAAAGATTTTGATTTCTTGAATCAGTATCTACCAGATACTTACGAGAAAGAATTTGAAAGATATGGTAATAGAAG